GAAAATTTGGTCTTTATGATTTCGTCGGCACATTGAAGAACAATAATGAATTTTGTCTATCTGTTGCTTGAACTTTCGTTTGATAACAATATTACAAGAAGGATTAAGACATTTCTTTTCAAATAGGGGAGTTATCATCCAGTGATGTTCTGATCGACATTTCCTACAACAATATAATTTTCTGCCAATATGCGACGGACGAAGTTGGAATACACTGCTACAATTTGGATTCTTACATTTTATAGTTGATAATTTACTCATATACTAATAAATAGCATTGAGCAGGGAATTCCTATAATATTTTATTTAAGAAAGTTGAAATCAAAGCGCCGAAGCCTTTATATCAGTGTTCGGATATTTGACCTCAAAAATACTTGGATCAACCGATGGATAAATAACTCCATTTTTTGTTGCCGATGCAATGTCATATTGCACCGAGGAATAATTTCCATCTAAAGCCGTCAGATTAGAAATAGTCAAATTCGCCACTGCCTGAACTCCGTCTGTTTTAGCTATTTCAAGCTGCAATTGGCTTAGATTGATTGGCTGCGAAAAATTCCAGTTATCAATATCAAAAAAATTCTGAATCGCCGTAATACAGTTCAAAAGCACGTCTTTTTTATTGAAACCTTTATACACTGAAATGGCAAAGTTCACCCCAATATTGATGATATATCCATCAATTATGTTTACTCCATCGGTAATCATACGAGTATTCTTGAGGTACGTAATCATATTTGTTATCAAAGCCTCATTCGGCGGAATCAAATTTTTATTTGCGTCATAAGATAGCAAATAGATATTAATAGCAAATGGATTTGAAGCGTTGTAAGCTATTTTTCGAAAATAGTTGCTGGTATTATCATTCAAAACCGTGACAATGTTATTTTGATTAACTACTCCCACCAAAATTTTGTTAACTCCCGTTCCCAAGTTTGCATCAGCAATGATCTGAGCTTTTGCAACCGAACCGAACTGTGCTGGCAAAGAATACACCCGAACAAGATAATCATTTTGCGTGACGGTTCTATTTTGCGTAGCAAAGTTTGCCATAGCATTCATTTTGATTTCATTATCAGTCTCGGCATCTTTCCCTCCTGTGCATGGAGCAGGATTAGTCACTCGTAAAGAGTTTTCAACCGTATTAAGCAAGTCTGCCTGTTCTGGAGTAAGTCCTTCGGCAGAATTGTCAAAAGTTGCTTGAACAACAGTTTTTATTTCATCTGCCTGACAATTGCTCTTTAATCCTCCACCCACCAAATAGCGAATAGTCAAGGTGGTATTTTGGGGAGTAATACCATAATTTTCATTATTTAGAAAGTTGCTTGGATCAAGAGGAACATTTACACTAGCAGCATTTTCTAATCCTACTCCTATGAGATTTGAATCAAATGTCACAATCTCATCATCAACTCCACCAATTCCCGCCCCGAATTGTAAAGTGGTAATATTGTTTTCATCAACCGAAGTCACAAAACGGCGGGAAGTTTTTAGAAAGTTAAGAATGTAAGGTACAGAATCTTTGTACTGTTGAAGAGAACCTTCATATTCAGCATCATTTGGAATGGCGATAGGAACCAATTCTTGTGCCAGATAATCAACTTCGTACCACTGATTGTTATCAGAATCATATACATCAATAACTTTAAGAACATTATTTTCCTCAAGTTTAATCTGATAGAAAGCCGTTGGATCTGAGACTACAGTTTGTTTTGTAAAAACCTGTCCTGCACTTATATTGCTTTGTTTTTGAAGCAGGAAAAACTGGGGAGTGCCATCGGTATTACGAGAATACACAGTATCAATTCTAGAAGATATCGATGAACTAACTGAAAAATCTACTGCTTGAGAAAGAATGTAGTACAATCCAGCATTACTGGAAAACTGACTATTTTCTTTCAGCCTAAGCATATAATTTGGATCTGGAAAGTAATTCCCCATTCCATCGTCGGCAGACGGACAAATCTGATAAATATTCAAAGTTCCCGTTGATCCTCTAGTAGGCTTTACTTTGTAACCAAGATACCCCGCAAGACTAATGATATTTTTTCGTTCAGTTGCGCTAAGCATCAATCCTTCTTTGAAAGCGTAATCAGTATAATAACTCAAAATGTCTCCAACATAGGCAGCTTGTTCCATAAACATCATACCCGGAGAGCTTACACTGAAGTCTTTATAAGTGTCGGGATAATAACATTTAGCAAAGTTAATTAAACTCTCTCTCAAAGAAAAAAAATCTCTATTAAGATATCTAATGTCTTTACTCTGAGGTTGAAATGACTTTTGAATTGTACTTGCCATTGTATTATCCTTCTATTACATTGGTTAATGATTTTGTCTCGGTATTATATCGCCAGAACTTTTTCGGATGTAAAATTTCAATAATCTTATTTTGTCTAATCAAATCTTTTTCTTTTTGACCTAATCGGTTATGATATTTACTATCATATTCCAACACTACACCACGATTTTTATCATAACCATCAATATAAAATAAATCGGTATCTGTATGAACTTGATAATTCGGCTCAAACTTAAACCCCATCTTATTCCAACAAGAAATCATTTCTAATTGACCTTTATCAGTTTTTCTTCCAAGATATTTAGTTTCTAATAATGCATTTATATGTCTCTTTCTAATATCGGGGTTCTGCATTGCTATTTGTATTGCTTTTTTATGTCTCTTTCTAATATCAGGATCAAGATATGCCGTTTTTACTGCTTCACTATCTTTTTTTCGTTCGTTTGGATCAGAATAACGTTTTATATTAGCAATAGATATTTTTTCTCTTACTGTTGGATTTTCCAATGCTTTTTTTGTAGCTATACCCGTTTTTTCTCTTTCCTTTGGATCAGAAAAACGTTTTGTAGAAGAAATGGACGCTTTTTCTCTTAGTAATGGATTATCATTATACACCTTTGTTGTTGAGACGGATATTTTTTTTCTTTCTTTTGGATCAAGATAACGCTTTCGCATAGCACAAGATTTACAAACTCTATTTTCTTTAATAGATTGTTTAAGTATGTGTTCAGTAGTATAATAGATTTCTCTATTACATTTCGGACAAGTTCGTTTGTACTCCATAATCTTATACCTTACTAGTATCGAGAATAATTTCAACTGTATCGGATTGATTGATTGAATTGACGACAAATGAAACGACGATATATAGCTGATAAGTATCCACTATATTAGGAGTTTGATTGGGAGTATCAATATATTTGACATTTACTGATGTAATTGTAACTCCAGGTATCCATTGGGAAACATCATTCATAATCGCTTTGCTCACCTTATCGGGGATGAGAGTATCATTTGGTTCAAAGACAATATTCCACAAACTACATCCAAATGTAGGATTCATTCTCCTTTCACCGGGTATAGTACGAAGAAGATTGATAATATTCATCTTATATGCCGTGAAACTATCCGTAGATTGATTAAAGTATCCACTTACAAGCCCATCTGTGATGGGCATTTTGATTCCAATCGGAGTATTTTTTACTATTGCCATTTTTATTTCTTTTTCTTTTGATCAATAAGTTTCATCATTTGAGAGTAATTTTGTGTTAGTGCTTGCGTTGCCGGGCTTGGAGGCACTTGCTTAACCACATCAAGAACCGAAACTCCTTCCGGTAATACTGATAGAGGAGCATGATTGCTTTCTTGTTCCTCTACAAAAACGGGCGGTCTAGCCATAGGCATTGGTGCTATTCGACGACTTGGTGGAGTCAAAGACGGAACACCTTTCATATATGATGGTTCTTCTGATGGTTCCTCCATCATCATGGCAGCATTAGGATCAAATCCCGGCACCATATTTAATGTTAAAGAATACCCACCCTGAAATGCCGCCATACCGACCATGCTTTCTCTCTGTTTAAGATCGGAAACCGTTTCATTCAAAATCTGGTTCAAGACAGGATCTTTCGTATATTTTTTCGATTGCTTCGTTTGAGATTGTTCCGGAGGAATTTTCATTACGGGAGTTCCCGCAAATAACTCTCTTAAAGATGCCTTAAGCTTAGTTGAACTCCCCTTTTCAACTGTTTTTGCCGATTCAATTTCTTCTTCTATATCAGGTTCGGGCAATCTTTTTTGTTCCGTGACGACTGATTTACCCATCATATTTTGAAACGTTTCTGCAATGATGGCAGGAAGCTGTTTTCGTACTTCTTTAGCAACAATGTGCTCAATTATCTGTGTGAGTTGTAATAGTTCTGACTTTTTCATATGTGTGTTTAATCTTCTGTTAGAAAAATATTGAATAGATCTAGCAATCCTATGACCTCTTTTACTTCCAAATATCTCATGGTAGGATCATCCTTATATGGTTTTCCATAATTAGTTGGACCAAATTCGTTTGCTAAACTAGCCACATCTTCTTGTGTTACTGGAACAAATTCTCCTTTATAATGAGCCAAATGGAGAATTGGTTTCACCGATATATGAGTAAACGGAGCTTCTGGAAACGAAATCTCCCTGATAGTTTCTTTAATCAGTTGTTTTAGTTCCGATTTCTTCATGTGTATAAATATACTTACGATGCCCGATAGTTATCACCTTTCCATCTCCCAGGAACTCCCGTACCACTTCCTACATTTATTTTCGTAGGACTTGTACCATTAGGTATAGTGCCTCCGTCTTGACCAGGAGCCAATCCACCGCCCGTAACAAATACCCTTTTACTCAACAATGTTTTAAGAGTATTTCTTAATGCGATCAATTGTTGAACCTGAACCGGGGTTTGGGTTTGAGACGGCGATTCTTTCCCCGCATCCGTGTGGGAGTGATGATACCAGTGGATATGCGCTAATAGCCAGTTACAAAGTTCATATAGCCAATTAACAACGGTTTGTCCAAGTAAAACTGGTTCATTTGTCTGATCATATTCTCCCAAATATATAGCGGGAGAATTTATAACTGTTTTTGTATTTGTCGTCAAAACAATCTGTTGATGAGCATCTACAGTATATTCATTATCAGTTACAATGCCGTAGCGTTTTTTGGAAAAATGAAGTGTCTCTCCGTATCTGGAAGAAAATATGAGACGATCAGTATTGATAACAATTTGATCTCCATCCAAAGTTGGATACTTGAAAGTACTAGTTCCTGCAAATTTAGCTACTTCTTCCCCCATCCCGAACATCTTTTTATAACAAGTTGTGACCCAACCACTAACAGTTTGACCACAAGTAATGTGAATGGATGAACCATCGTGGTTGATATTTTCTTCTAAATACCCGCCCACGTTTTTTTCAAGTTTAGTTCCCCGTACAGTTGCGGGATTTGGACTATTGTGCAACGAAAGCTGCTGTCCATCTTTTAACAATGGTCTTTGACGATTGCGAATCAAAATCATTGGATTACCACCATCCTTGTAATCTTTATTTTTCGGGTCTCCTACATCATTTACCCGATTAGAATCATATGCTGTCATATGAATACTTTGACCATGACGACTTTCAATAAGAAGATCTCCCTCAAATCGTTTGACTGTGCGGATTTTATTATTGGCTACAAAATATTTCCCCGCATATCCTTGATAACCAGTGTTTCCACTGAGAATTTCAGAAGTTTTAGCCTTGATAATGGATAACTTTCTTCCGGTATATGGTTGATTAGAATATAGTTCTGTAAGTGGTTCTCCAGAAATAGAAGTATTGGCATCAAAATCAAGATTGTTATTCGGCCAGTTGTGATAGTTTACTTTGCGACTATAATAAAGTTTCCCCCCAAAAGTAGAAAGAACTACAATCTCATTGATAAGAGGATATTCCGATATGTTACTTTCAAGAGGATATGCCCATACTAATTGATCTTTTTCGGTTAGTTTTTCAGAAACCACCGGGCGAATTAACGCTCTACCAATCCACGTATAATCTATATCATCCGTATCAGCCAGCAAATCCAAAAGATCGGCGGGCCATCTATTTTTATCAACTTTTACATGTTGTTTTTCGCCTTTAGTAAAAAGTGGGTGATTCTCATCAAGTACAATATCCAAAACTACTCCGAGTTCTAGTTCATAAAATTCTGATGGAGAAGATCCTTGACCAATAGAATTACTGGTGGATAACCCAAAACTATCTAGGGTACGAGTATTTTTAGATATAGTTTTCCAGTATGCCATAAAATTATACGGTAGTGGTAGTAGTGATAACGGCAGAAGTGGCGGTAGGAATAATAATAGAATCTACATCTTTTTTTATCTCTTTAATCTTTTCTCTTGCAGCATTGATGAGAAGTTGTTCTTTTTCTTCATCACTCATTCCACCGCTATCTCCTCCAGATGCTTCCAACTGGGTAGATTGTAATCGTTGAACCACCGCCGCCAACTTGACCAGTTGTTCATCATTTTTGATGCCAGTTTCAAGAAATTCCTTGAGTTTTGGAAGAAATACGATTGCCTCGCTTTTATCCGTAATAAATCCCCGAACATCTGTAAACAAAGTATCAAGTTGATCTTTTTTTGACTTGCTTCTAGTAACTATTTCTTTACATAGATCACGGAAGCTCATTCCGCCATAAACCTCAAAATTCATGTCTGCCATATTATAAAAGTCTCCATTCTTTATGGTGTTTTCTTTCTCGTGATATTACATATCCTATGCCTCTTTCATTAAGATTATACATTTTTACTAAATCATGCCTGTTACATTTTTTAGTTCCATAATTCGGGTGATAAAATGTATAAACAGTATGGTCATATCTATAATTATTTTCTCCTTTACAAGCTAAACTCAAATTCCTTTTGTGTTCTTCGGTTCTTGGAGGTTTAGAAATTCCCCTTCTTGCTCTACTCATTCTTTGTCTAGTTTCTTCTGATAAATGCTTTCCATAATTAGGACTGTTAATCCCACTATTTGCTAATCCTATCTTTTTTCTATGTTCTTCTGACGGAGGACCAAATTTTACTCCTCGTGTAGGGGCTTCGGCATCATATTCTATATTATAGGACCAAAAAGGAAACAGTTTGCACCAATCAAGATAGTATTGTTCTACTTCTTGTAACTTCTTTACCGGCAATTTTTCTTCTACTTGGAAAATGAAAGAGTTTTCTCCATATTTATTCCACGAACTTTGTAAGTGAGGATTGGGATGAAATCCCTTTCTCAATTTGCTTTTATGGCCTTTCCATCTTTTTTCAATATGATTGGATGAACCATAATATGTTTTTCCAGAATGAACATTTGTTATGCTGTATATACCACTTGTCATACAAGTATAAATAGAAACCCCCGGGAAAATCCCAGGGGTTTGTAGATTTATTTTGTGGATTAATCCTCGTAATCTTTCGCAAACACGAGTTTTTTAGGATGTCTAAGTGTATAATATCGAAGAATGCCGAAAGAAGCTATGGCAATCGGGGATGGAACTCTATATATTTTCTTCCATTCTGAAACATAAACATATATTAAATCCACATCTTTATGAGCAGCGGTAGTAGTCCAAAATGTAATATTGAAATTTTCTACTCGACCAATCTGACACTTGACTTTTTTTAGAACCCCATCTTCTTCAATAACGAAATCATAAGGATAGGTTTTCTTATGTTGATCTAAAACAAAATACACCTTTTTTGATAAGATGACTTTGAATAGCCACTAACATTTCTTCTTGTGCTTTTTCTCCTGATTTTGTCATAATTTCCTTTCATGTGTGTTTAGACCACCGTATATCTATCCGTATTTACGTCGCCTTCCTCTATATAAGAGCGTTGAATATTCTCATGATATTGTTTCATACGGTTAATGACCTTGGTGATCTGCTGTGTTTTACACATAGCCATTTCCCGAATATAAAGATATAAAGCTTTCTTATTGTAAACATCAATCCTATCCGAATTGCGGAAAAGTTCCACCACGGCATTAGCAATGTTCAAGTCTCTTTGTTTGGTGAAAATTTTCTTGACATTTTTTTCCCAGAATTCGATTAATAAACGAATGAAATCTGCCATTTCTTGCTGAGCATAATATTTGTCATTTTGTTGAAGCTGAACCGTATTTTCATCTCTCTCGTCGCTAATTTCTACATTTTGATTCCATTCTTTGTAAACAGTATTATTAAGTAGAATAAGATAATTTTTGGCCATGACGGAAAAATAAGAATATGCCTTAGCTTTTTTCTTTGGATTAGTTTTGCTTTTACGATTAGGATCGAATTTGTGAATGTTCGCTACAAGATGACTAAGACATTCTTTTTGAACATCTTGTGGTCCGGTTTTGAAATATGAAAATTTGAAAGTATTAAATACGTTCTCGACTAATTTCTGAAATGGATAAAGAATTTTATCATGAAAAATCCCCTCCCGAATTTTCATATCTTCTTCTTTATTGTACGTAATAATAGCGTCCTCAGTTTCCTGAGTGAAATACATTCTTGAACCGCTTTTCTTTCGTCTCTTACGAGGAACTTTTAAAACTACCGCTTCTGGAGAAATCTTTACGACAGGAACTTCCAAGGATATTTTTTTTACCTTTTTTGTTTTAATCCTTTGAGTTCTTGTAATTTTCTTCTTGTATCGACGGCGTGTGATATGTGAACAAACGGATTTTTTATTTGTAACCGCTTTTTTCCTTTGCATAGAATCTATTCTGCTCTCTTATTCAATTTTTCGATAAGATCCAATAGTTCCTTAAAGGTTTGTCCAACTTGATCATCCGATTCAAATACTCCTTCATCATTGAGTCTTGCGGCAAAATCACCACGGATATCAATAGCTCGCATCCATGCAAGAGTATTAATTACATCTTGTTTGAATTCAAGAATCCATGTTTCGTAGGTGCTAATTTTCCCAAGAAGTCTTTGTATAAGTATGAAAGCTGCGGCATCAAGTCCTAGAAGGACAATTAGACCTATAATCAATAAAAATATAATCATGTGTTTATTCGTCGTCTCGGGACTCATCAGAATCGAGAAACTCTTTCAGTGTTTCTTTGGCTTCTTCAACTCCATCCCAATCTTTTGTTGTTATTGCATCATTGAGTAGCTCTATAATGTATTGAATATCGGATTGATCCATGACCCATACATATAAGCAATTCTCTGAAAATGAAATTTTTTTCATTTTCCTTTCTGTAATATTATACTAATAGAACTTGTTTGTCAAGTTTTTATAACTAAAAACAAAAAGAATCAGCACAAAGCCAGTTGATATTTTATATTGAAAACGAATTAGAATACTGTGAAAGTTTTTATGGGTGTAAAACCATAAAATTGGTTATGAATTTAGCTTCTTGACTGCTATTATCACCGCCATGAAAAGACATAGTAAACCCATTAATAGTTTGTCCTGCTGGACTATAGTATACTACAATTGATTCATATCCATATGGTTCATATCCAATATAAGTCCATAAAACAGTATAGTATCGTGTAGGCATAGGATTTATAAAATTAACAATAAAACCAAAATCAGGTAATACAGTATGTAATAATTTAATACCATACGGATTTTGTCCATTATTCTGCCCGGCAGTCCAGGTATCATTTGGATCTACGGGTCTATTAGCACCTGCATAAACAACCGATTCAATATTATATGAAGCTGATGAAATCATTACAGTGTTATAACCTGCTGGATATGATGCAGTTGCCATTAATACTGTGCCGAACGCCTTAATAGAATTATTCAAAACATAATTTGCAGTTGTAGCATAATCTGCATTTACCGCATAATTCGATGTCAGTGCGTTGGAAGAAGAAATGGAATAACTCGATGTCAGTGCGTTGGAAGAAGAAATGGAATAACTCGATGTCAATACACTGGAAGCGGAAATATAACTTGCAGTCAATGCGTTGGAAGAAGAAATAGAATAACTTGAGATTATAGAATAACTTGAGGTTATAACACTTGATGCACTTATCGAGAAACTTGAAGTTCCATTAAGACTACCCGTTATTCCATTTAAAACATTTAATGAACCATATATGGTTGATATCCAATCTTTATTTTCAATAAATGACGTGTTCCAAATTGGTAAACTATTAGATGATGAAACCTCATTATAAGGAAGTAAAGTTACTGTTTCATACCACAAAGGATTAGATAAGAAAAATATGGATAAAGAACCGTATGCAACACGAGGACTACTTTCATCTATATAAGTAGTTCTCACTCTAAAATATAACGCCTCAGATCCAATATCTAATGATTGAGAAAGTTCCAAATCATAATCAGTAGAAGATATAAATGCCGGATGTAATGGATCTGCATAATTTGTGAAAACTGTATTTGCAGATGTTGGCTTAGCTGTGTACCATCCAGAGTGTGGATTATTACCATAAGGATCTCCTGGAGATGTATAATTTGTACTTAATAAATAAGTTTTTGAAACTTGTGATATATCACCTTCAATTTGCAAAGAAATCATCATAGATCTTATTGCTAAATCAGCCTCAAGTCCCATATTATGTGTATAATCATTGGCTACACGAAAAAAGTCTACGGAATTGCCGGTGGTATCAGACAATAACCGGGTGATTCCGTAAACTTTCCTATAATTCATAGAATAACTCGAAGATATTGATGCTGAGGCAAACGATGCAGATATTGCAAAAAGAGACGAACTGACGGGAAAAATACTTAAAGCACTTAATGTTTCCCTATATGTGGTTACTGATGCACTATCAACCAATGGAAAATAATCAACCGAAGATGGTTGACCTGGATAAGGATCTAATTGGCTTATTTTTATATCGCTCATAATTGCTCTTAAAATTCTATTACACTTAAACTGGATGTTCCGAACTGGGTGCCATCAACTGATTGATTAAGATAATAATATCCACTGGGATTATAGACGCATCCAAGATAAAATATAGGGTCTCCGGTTACAGCAGAAACAAGATCTACATATGTTGCAGATATTGTTTCTACTCCACTTAGACTTGCAGATGATACTGCTATTGAACTTATTAAAGCGGCCCCTCCTGGTGGATCATATGGACTAATTCTCCATAATACTACTCCTGTAACCCCACCAACTGCCACTGACATATTTATAAGATATGTCGGAAATGGATGTGCTGCATTTATCGAGACCATTAACCCACTGGCAGTATCAGGAGTATCTATAGTTATTCCAGTTTGTGATTGTGACCCAGACGAAAGTGCGAACAATTTTGCAAAGACTCCATTTTGTCCAACGGTGGCCCACTGAGCAACATCAGAATATATAGCTCTGTTCACGGTCCCTATGACTTTACTTGCAGTAATATAACTAGATGTAGATGAAAAACTGGAACTGAGAGTATAGCTGGATGTTGTGGATGTTAAGGCATAACTGGAAGTCAAAGAGGCTAATGCATATGAAGCAGATCCATTGAAAATCCCAGGAGTATAAACCAAATATGACGCACTATTTGCATAAGTAGCAAGATTAGCATAAGAAGAAGATAATGCCATTTGAGCGGACGAGGTTATAGCATAAGAAGCCGTCAAAACATACGAACCGCTCAAAGACCATGAAGCTGATGACGCTTGAAGAGCATATGATGCTGTACTTATATTAAACGCCCAACTGGATGTTGATGAATAGGATGCTGTGACTTGTGACGGTGAATAAGAAGTAGAAATCGCTTGAATCGCATAACTTGCGGTTCCCAATAATGAACCCGACAATCCAGCGGAAAAAATATAGGTATCCAGATCTTGAAGTGTCAGTTTTTTAGACTCATGTGCTATTACATCCGACAGAAGAAAAAGATCTTGTGGTCGTAATTGATTCCATGTAATTTGAACTAGTTCCGATACTTTCTTATTTGCCATATCCTATATATAGTAATCATAGAGCTTTTTTCATCTTTCGAATGATAAATTGGACAAGTCCTGACCTTACAATGTCGTCGTCAGTAAATCTAAAAACATGGATTCCATTTGACCGGCTCTCTTCATCATCGAAATGACTGATCATTTTTATAAATCCACTTTTTCCATTTATATCACTTTGTTCTGGATCACCCAATATAAATACTTTTGAGAATTCTCCAATGCGTGTAATAAATGTGAAAAGTTCTTTGAAGGTCATGTTTTGAGCTTCGTCAGCTATGACAACTTTCGCATTCCAGTTCAATCCCCGTAAAAATCCCACAGGAATTCCCGTTACTCTTTCTTCCTTCATCAGAACGTCTATATCGTTTTTGGGAAGCAGTTCTATCAATTTATCGAGTAGAGGTTGAATATAAGGCGCAAGTTTTTCGTCAGCTTCACCCGGAAGAAATCCGAGTTTGGCATCGGAACTTTCGACGGCACTGCGAACATAGATGAGATCGCTAACACGCTTTTCATTTATCATATTGAGAGCGTGAAGTACTGCCAGGAAAGTTTTACTTGTTCCTGCCGGACCAGTAACAAACATCACCTTTGTTGTTTTATCGGCGGCAAGTTCCAGAAATTGTTTCTGTTTTTCAGTTAGATCTCTTTTGTATGTTTTGAGGAGACCTTTGAGTTTTGAGCGTTGAGGAATAATTGGACTGCGATCTGTAGTTTTTACTGATTCATAGTTAAGATTCGGGTTTATCAGGTCTTGTATTATCCGGTTTTTCTTTTTCATCAGGTTTGTCTTTGAGAATTTTTCGTAACTCTTCCACTCTCGGGCATAACTCAAATATTTCATTTTTTTTATAATATTGACTTATATGGTCGAGATTTGGAACAAACTCCGTTTTGTTGATTGTTACAACAAATTTGGAATTCTTAAATTGAAATACTTCAACAATGTCAAGCTTGTTTTCTACTGCAAACTTTATTGATCCTACTATATGCTCCATCATATCAATTTTGAACTTCTTGACAAATTCACGCATTTTATCATTTTCATTAGGAAGAATATAAGAATCTGGTTCAATAATAGAGGAGTGTTCATTTTTCATATATTTTGTTTCAGTATATTTTCTAATGTCAATTTAACCATACCAATAAATATTGTTTCCAAGATTAATAAAATGGATTAGCATAAAAAATAAAAGCGAACATTTACGTTTTTTTATATTTTCTATTATATTTATTACCATGACTATAGAATTATGGAAAAACATAAAAAACTATGAAAATATTTATCAAGTATCTTCATATGGAAAAATTAGACGAATTACTAAAAAATATAAACGAGCCGAAACAATGAAATTATCACTCAATACCAGTAAATATTTGAGAGTATCTTTATGGAAGAATGGAAAACGTAAATTTTATTTAGTACATAGATTAGTAGCCGAGGCATTTATTCCAAATATTTATCCAGAAAAAATTTTTATTCATCATAAAGATCATAATAGGAAAAATAACTGTGTAGAAAATTTAGAATGGGTAACTTCTCAAACAAATACAGATCATACGTATCATTTTTCTATAGAACAAATCATAGATCATACTATCAACACAATATTTTCTATTCTAAAAACAAAAAAGCCGAACAATATCACTTGTTCGGCTATTCGATCAACTCTTGTAACACCCTTAGCATAAATAAATATGTTATTCTGTAACTGCACATTTATTAGATTTAAGATCTGCGAATGATTCTTCCATCGTCTTTACTCTGAATGGACGAATGGATAAAACATGAAGAATCTGACTTATATCATTTACGTCGAGAATAACATGGCTTAGTCCCATTTGAGCAGCCGCTTCTACTTCGGCACATACCTTGTGTTGTAGATTTTCGAATTCTTTCTCTTTGCTGCGGCACTCGACATCTTCTTCTGGAGTTCTCATATGTTTTTATATTTAGTTTACCATATTCGGTGCTTTTTAGATTCGTATTGAACAATTTCGACTTTCTCCTTATAAGAGTGTTTAGTTGCTACATTATTCCAAAAGTCTCGTTCGATAATTGCCTCTGGATCGGTCTGAGTAGAATATTCTTTATCTGACACTCGAAACCCGTCACGAACTACTACATAAGTCGGAGGTTTAGATTCAGGTTTCTTCTCGATTTCTTTCACTACCTGTTGCTGCGGTTGAACAGGTGTGGTTTCCTCATCACTTTTTACCGTTTTGGCTTTTTTTCCCATATTTGGCTAATTTTTTTGTTAGGAACTCGACAAGCCGCTGGGCATCTTTTCGTGTTACGATGGTGTGATCTGCCCACGGATTGCCTGTTTTCATTATTCCTTCACACCATCGAATTCTCTCCTTCTTGGACATTGGAAGTTCACATGGATGTGTTACCCACATGGCAAAATTGAATTGCCCAATATCTTTGTCAAAATCGTCATAGTTAACTTCAAGGACACTACATCCCCCACAATTACATTTTATAAATATTGACTCCGAATTATTCATGATTCTTCGTGATTATTAACCCAAGAGTTAATTTTGATGAAGCCATGTGTCCAGGTAATAATCAAAGCGACAAAATGAATCCAGAACCAAGCACACATTCCCATTGCTGTATAAATCCATACTAGAATAAGAATACGAGGAATGAGAATGGAAGTAATTACGTTCACGAAGGTCGAAGTTTCATGATATGGAAGGTTCCCGCTGATCCACCAAAAGAAAAGGGTGAATCGTGGGAGAAATAATGAGAGCAAGAGAAACCAAATGCCAATATCATGCATAACTTTTTCCTTTCATTTAACGAATATAGAATATCACAATTCGAAGAGGTTGTCAAGTCCCTTTTTAGATTTCTTGGGGATATTTATAATAGATGAAGAGACAAATAGAATTGTCCCATTGCTGGTTACATTTTCGCTGTCTCATAAGAATGCTTCGGGAACGCATATTTGAAGGTAAACACCGAGGGCGAGTGTGTTGGCATATTTTATTTTATCTCAAAGGAATGTTTCGCAATCTTGGCATATAAGTACATAAAAAGCCAGCACCCGAAGATGCCGGCTTTGTTGGTTTCGAAATTTACAAGTTCGATGACAGCATTTTCACTTTCATTTCATCATCATCACCGATTTTAGCATCCATATCTAGTCGGCTACTTTAGTGTATTTTTTCACAGTCGGAGGGATGCCCTCTGTGCCTTTACACGCAAAATTCATATACGCCTCGGGAGTTACCCGATATTGACGATTTGAACGGGCGATAATAAATATCTGCAATTACTCGTAGCTGTCCCTGCCTCAAGGGAACTTGTAAATTGGCGGAAGGTGAGGGATTTGAACCCCCGGTGGTTTTTAAGGCCACATTCGCTTTCGAGGCGAGCGCCATAATCCAGACTCGACCAACCTTCCTTAATTAAAACGCAAGTTAATGGGTGCTCCTGGATATATATTTGTCCAAACCTCATTACTATTTGTTGGTGATTCCAATCCGTTGGTAGTTATACATGTTGCTATAAAACTCCAGGGACCACTATAAAGATTTGTCACAATAGCATTGGTTGCTGGTATGGAGACCAAAAGTGTCATAGTTGCATTTGTATTTCCAGGAAGTACAAATACAGTATTCGTTCCAGGAGTAGCATATATTTTCACGGTTCCAACGGTTGGATCAGTAACCGGATTCCATGCTAAATTAACCGAACCAGCGAATGATGTAGCCACGAGTATCAAAACACTCAATGTTACGAATAGTTTTTTGATCATATATTTTCTTTTTTTCATTGTTATTATTAGTAAAGATTGACTCTAATATTTTTTACATTTTTCCATATCTCATTACTGTTAATTGATTCCAGTCCTTTATTTGTTGAAGTAAGAGATGTTGCAACAAAACTCCACGTTTTATTTGAAATTCCCGCAATTGTAGCAGAAGTTGCTGGCATACGAACTACAAGTGTTATAGTTGCATTTGAATCATTTTTTGCAAATACTGTATTTGTTCCGGGAACAGCATATATCTTTACAAATTTCACACCTGGATCAATAATTTTGTTCCATTTCAAAGTAACTGATCCAGCAAAGAGCATTGATGAAAACATCAAAATGGTCAATATTATGACTAATTTTTTGTTTCTCATAAATTTGGCGGTTAGGGAGGGATTTGAACCCCCGGAGGTTTTATCCTCGCATGATCTCCAATCATGTGCCTTAAGCCACTCAGCCACCTAACCATCCTTTGGCGAAGTCTTATAGAAGTTTGACACCTAGACCTCTTCGCTGTCACCGCTATCCGCTCTTTGGGTTGCGGACTCCCATCACGATCTTCGATACAACTAAAGTATCTACTTATTGCTCGTGGTCGCCCCATGTGTCCACACTACGGGGATTTCATTTTTAGGTATTCTCGCTTCGTCAAAGAACTATAAAAGTGGTTTAAGGAAGAGATGGAATATTTATATCTCCATCCTTAATTTTCTTCTCAAGCACATCTACTCTTTCTTGAAGAGCATAAATACTCAAAAGAACATTATTGATTGCGTTTACCAAATCTTTACCAGTTTCATTTATTTTCTCTGCGGTAACTGGTTCTGTCACTTCCCTAATGGGTAACGATGGTATAATAGGTTTCATTTTCTTTTCTTTCTTTTCAAAATGGCTGCCTACCCACGATTTGAACGTGGGCGAAATCTTTCAGAGAGATTCATGCTACCACTACATCAGTAGGCAATATTATTTTTCCAGCGTGTATTTTTCTATGACAATTTGCACAGACAACTACACACTTTTTTATTTCATCTAACATTCGCTGTTTGCTCTTGTTAGAAACAAGTTTTGCGATTGACAAATCTTTTTTAGTTGGATCTAAATGATGAAAATCCAAACAGACTGGATCGTTTTCTTTTTTACATGCTTTACATCCACGTTCTGCTTTTATCACATCAGTTATATCTAACAAAATCTGCCGACATTTCTTGCAATCTTCAAGTTTAGATTTTGGATCTTTTTGATATCCATCTCTAACTTCTTTTCTATGACACGTCTTGCATCTACTATACAAACCATCTTTGGCAGATTTTCTCGGAGAAAACTCCTCAAATGGTTTTGGGATTTTACATATAGTACATATTTTCATGTACAATATATATAATCCTGTGTCAGAAACCGTTCAGATTTCTGACACGGAAATTATATGTCTCTCAGTGAGGCACACATTAATTGTTTATACCTACTCATATTGCTATACTTACTTGGTTGCCGGGGCATTTGTAGGTGTTGCTACAATAGATTTCCTTATTGGCCCAAGAGTACTAAATCTTGCTGATGGAGCATTAGTACCACCCAATGTAACATTTCCAATGCCAGTATCTTCCTGTATGGTTGTATCAAAAGGATTGGCACTCTGTCCTATATTAAATGTATCCATATAAGGCGGTGCATAAACTACATTCGTACCAGTAGGAATTATTTGCACAATTTCACTAAAAAATCCCATTTTTACCGATGGAGTTGAATTTGCTGATGTAGATGAAGTTTCCACGATAATACCCAATCCTCTGGTCTTAACTATAACCATCTTATCTGAATTCATGATGGTTGTACATCCTACCAGTAAAAGTGTAAATGCTGCAAACAAACTGTATAGAATTCTCTTCATATTTTTTCTCATCTATAAATATCAACTCCCTTTGTCAAAGTGCCGTGATATTCTTGAATTGGTGGAGCCACGGGGAATCGCACCCCGATCTCGACTATGCCATAGTCATGTCCTACTGTTGAACGATGGCCCCCATACCAGGAGGAAGTGCCTCCCGGCTGGATGTACAATACCATGAGGTATTGACTTTCCGGCTTTTTTATACACCCGCCTCCCGGTGTTATGTATCGCCCGTGAAGTAGGAGTTGATTAACGAACCTTGATCTTATCTCAGCCTCGTTAACCCCAGGGGTATCATTTTTCGTCACCTATGCAAGCATTATGCATCCTAAGCCGTGCGTGAAAAGACGAATACCGTTATCCTACAGATACAAAATCTTTAATCAAATCGTATAGAGACTCTATGAACTCAAACGAATGGGTTTCATATTCGCCCTTTTCGTCATTCCATATTCCAATTGTACTTTTATCTCTATCCACAATTGGTGGATGATCTTTAAATGTTAACATAAATTGGTGGAGCTACGGGGAGTCGAACCCCGATCTGTAGCTTGCAAAGCTGCCGTATTACCGTTATACAGATAGCCCCGTAGCGGGAATTGGAGTTGCACCAATCATAGCACTTAATAAGTGCCAACGTTATGAGCGTTGTTAGCGTCCTAACGGCTTGTCCCCGCAGTCCTAGAGCCAATAAATGACCGAGACGCATTACGTCTTGACAAGAAATCGCTTAGCGACTCCTTCAAATTTACTGCCAAATCAAAGAACAAAAATTGGTTGCGGATCACAGAAGTCGAATCTGGTATCGCTTGCTTATGAAACAAGAATGGTTTGTATATCCGTTCCACTCACCCGCAATTCAATAATTCAAAGAACATCCAATCTTCGCCTATAAATATAACAGGTTTTTAGAAAATGTCAAGTACAATCTTCCTTTTTTCAATTCATATCAATCTATAACAATGTACTTCTGAAACTCCAAAGGAGAAAACTTTTCAATATCTCTCAAAGCACTTGAACTGATATGTCGATATTTTGGATCACAATAAAAAGCAACTATTTTGATTTGAGGATACATTCCCCGAAGAAATGCCGCAAGATTTTGCTCGTATTCAAGATCTGCACCACTACGCAGACCACGGATAATTGTGATATTATAATTCTCTTCCATCGCTTTTACCTGCTCAATAAGTAATGTGTTATACGATGTCGTGAACACACCGAGTTTCGCCAAAAAGTTTTCTGGAAGAGGATATCGAGCAGGCACCAATTTCATTTTTGTTGAATTAACTCCCTTGGCAACAAGGACATTATCAAAAATCTTTGATGCTTGTATGACAATATCAAGATGCCCTTTGTGGAATGGGTCGAAACTTCCAGCGTAAAATCCTAATGTTCGTTTATTCATAACGTCCATACTTTAACACAAAATGTTGAAGTTGTCAAGTGGATTCATTTGGAATAGCAATTCCTTTTAGATCCACAATAGCTCCATATTTCCTAAAAATAGATGTAAATCTATAATGATTTATACCCCAATACACCATAGCGCAAGACATAGGCGCACCCTTGCCTCCGTTCACACCATTGACCAAAAATTTAAGCCTCGTATCGTAAAGGAAGCAGATAGAGCGAGCCTTACCAAAGACATATTTTTTCCAGTGCCCTGTATTTGTAGCGACGGGCACTAAAGCTAATACTTCGGAGCCATAGGACTTATGAGCTAAAGCGCAGCAATAGAGCCAATTCTTAATCCCAGTGCCCCTCTTTCGATCTAATCCGTATGGAGGATTTACATAAATATGTTTATAGTTCCAGCTATCTTTCAAGCCGTCTTGATCGGGTAATCTATACTCAACTTTCGCTTTAACTATAGAATACTGATTAGAACAAGGATCTAAATCAATCTCTCCTCCATAGAAATCTTTAACAGCCCGCACATACTGTTCAGGTGTGCCCCAATCTTGACTTAATGTGTTGATTTGTCGTCCGGCACTCATACCAAATAGATTTACCACCAGAGAGCACGGAACCATTTCGCAAACAATTCCATTCCCTTTTCGTATCGTTTCCAATTAGCGTCTCGTTGTTTCTCCGTGAGATTGTCGTATTTGTCATCTTCATCGTGGAGCGCCCAATCGAAAGCAAAAATCATTTCGTCGAGCATTGCTTTCCATTTTTCCATTGTTATGTTATTACCAGGATATGCAATAGTAATTTCTTTGAAGCGAATAAGACGAGGAAGAATAAACTCAGCAATCGGGTCGTACAATGACCATGTTTCAGAATCGGAGAATCCCCATTTTTTGAGTTGTTTTATCTGAATAGCATAACGTCTGTCAGTTTTTTTCAAATAAAGAGGTTTCTTCAATGACCATTTACTCTTAAGTTGTATATTTTTATCCATAACTATTTTGAATTGGTGGAGCTAAAGGGAGTCGAACCCTTATCTTCGCAGTGCGAGTGCAATATCCTCCCGTTGAACGACAGCCCGTTATTTAATTTGCACAACGCACCATCGAACGGTCGTCTGTGCAAATGAAATTGTTATAAAATTGGGCACTACTCCAAAAGTTGCTTCCTTTTGCCATATTCACAGCCATCGGCTATTCTTCTCCAAGAGTTTCAGTTTATTTCTTTCAACAACTCGCCTGTGCTCCTATAACTCGGCGTCAATTCGCCGCCTAGTGCATCCCAACATTTTGGGACAACTATTTTACAACAAATCTTTATGCCGCAGCCATAACCTCAATTTTGTTTTATCCCTATATTTTTCTCATGTTCACATAACCGTGAACATGCCTATTTTTTATGAACAACAGGTGCCTCAACCCGGGCTTTACACAACGAAAAACATTATTCTTTTCCCTATTTGAGTTGCTCCTACCTTGATGTCGTTAATGGGATTTACCCCTGCATTCGGCTGTTTTGGAGTCGAGAGTTTCCTCTGGGTGTTGTGAGCCGGTCGGGGTCACTGCGGTCAAGCTACGCACCCAGCATAGAGTCGCTTACGGCAAAATTTCAAAGATCGTGGAAGTATTATATCACACCCCGATTAATTGTCAACTTCTAATTTAATGGAGGAATTGGCTTCTTTTTGAAGATACTGACTATAGATCCTGCAACTTTTTCCCAATTATTTTCGGCAAGTTTGTGTGCAACTTTTGTTCCACCCAACGCTAAAGTGACATGAACAACTGTTCGAGGTATATCAGCCATTTTTCCATCTTTTATGGTTAAAAATCCCCAACACAGAGTCACCACTGTCAACCACATAAGGAAACCAACTTCCATCGCAGAAACTTTGTTCTGAGTGTTCCTAAAAATAGAATGCCATTTGTATTTGTAACGACCCACGGCCATACTACATAAATATTGGCCGACAAAACAAAAACAATATTACTCAGATGAGTTTTGTTTTTTGGCTTCTTTTATTTCTTGAAGAAGCTTTTCTCTATCGTCTCTCCATCGTTTAATCATGAAAGCGAAAGCTAGCCGCTCTTTTTCTTCTACCATATCATTGACAAATCTGAAAACATCTTGATCAGTGGGTTTCCAATCAAATTCTTCACAGACCGAAGCAACAGCACTTCCGAGAGGAGTCATAGCAAATCCACACTCGATTACTCCCGTCTTTTCAAGTTGGACAAGATATTGAATAATAACCATCATTGAAATATGTGGAGTATTAATATCCGTATTTTCAAGTTTAAGCCTCTCAAGGATTGCGTCAATTTTTTTTTGGGTTGTCATAAATCCTTTTGTTTTTTACATATCATTGTTGGTATTCCCAGAATTGAGGGATCAAAAATCACAATAGCACTTGGAAATGGTGCCGGTGAAGTTTTAAAATTTCCATCACTTTTATAACTAGGAAGTGTCTTGTTGATAAACTTTATTCGTCCAGTGATAAAAA